ATTTGGTGATAAAGATGTAATTTCACCATTATTATTTGCTGGAGTTTTAATAGAGGGTGGTATAGTAGGATACGATACAAATACCATGACTGGTGGATTGGGTGCTAGAATGTTAGGTATCGGTGCATCATCTCAATTTAGAGAAGATACTGTATCAATAGGTATAAGATTAATATCGGTACAAAGTGGAGAAGTATTACTTGCGATTAGTACAGAGAAAACAATATGGAGTGCTCAACAATCTGCAACAGTATTTAAATTTTTAGATGCTGGAACAAAACTGTTAGAAACAGAAGTTGGGTATACAGAAAATGAGTCAGCAACCTATGCAGTAAGAAAGGCAATGGATGCTGCCGTTATGGAATTGATTTATGAGGGTGAGAGAAAAAGTTTATGGGAATTTAAAGACGTACATACAGTTCCTAAATTACCTTGTGATTATGATTTGCACGAAGCTTTACAAAGAAAACATTGTAAAGAGGAGATAAATGATTATGAAAAACAAAGATAGAAGGGAAAAGAAATGAAAATATTCATACTTGTAATTATTATGTTTATTATGACAAGTGTGGTTCATGCAGACAGTAATGTTTATATTGTACAATCTGGAGCAACATTAGATTTAGATATCACAATAGATGGTAACACTAATACTGTTGGTCAATCTGGAGAAAAACTTTATTTGACAGGTGCTAATTTAGGTGTTGACATTGACTTAATTGGTGCTGGTAATACTATTATTGGAACTGGTTCTAGTGGTGCAGATGCTGACTATATTGGTGCTGGTACATCTAATGCTACTGATTTAAGAATTCGTTCAACTGGTAATACCAATGAAACAAAATTGACTGCTGGTACAAGTTCTTATGCTTTAGTTGATACTCAAATTTTAGTTAATAGAACTGGTAGTAGTGCTATAGATTCATATACAGTCGGTACTACAAATGTTGTTAACAATGCAGCTATTACAGTTGATGTTATTGGTGATGATATTGATATCGCAGTTATAGAAAATTCATCTAATAGTGGTGATGAAAAAGTAACAGATATTAATATTGGCACAGACTCAGATGATGTTGACATTAATATCACTCACACAGGTGCTGGTGCTCACGATACAATATTAACTTGTACTGGTTCTTGTGCAGCTAGTGATTTTGATATATCACAAACAGGAGCAAATAACACACACGTTGATTTAACTGTAACTAATGTGGGTGCAGCTGATGTTGACATTACTATTACGGAGTAGTATATTACTACTATTCATACCACAGTTGCTTTATGCAGCTGCAATTGGTAGTGTAGTAAAACAAGATGGTGTAACCTCTGTTGAAAGAGGTGGGGAAGAGTCTGTCCTTGAGAAAGACTCGGGCATTATGTTTAAAGATAATGTCATTACTGGAAAAGGAAACATTGGTATTACATTTGTAGACAATACCAATGTAGCTGTAAGTCCCCAGAGTAAACTTGTGATAGATGAATTTATCTATGACCCTAGCGCTCCGTCTGCATCAAAGTTGGTGATGAATATTGCAGCTGGTACAGTACGATATGCAAGTGGTAACATTGCACATCTCGATAATCAGAATGTAGATATCAGAACACCAACAGCAAAGATACTTGTTCGTGGTACTGCGTTTAGTATGACGGTTGATGAGATAGGACAATCCCTTATCATATTACTACCCAATGTAGATGGAACTGTGGGAGAGATTGCAGTAGAGTCTGATATTGGTCAGGTGGTTTTAAATAGAGCATTTCAAGCAACAACAGTTAATTCAAGAGAAAATAGACCAACACCACCTAAAATTTTAGACCTAACAGAAAACATGATTAACAATATGTTAATTATTAGACCACCTAAGAAAAAAGAAGAAGAAGGTGGGATTAAAGAGGAAGACAAAAAGAAAAAGATTTTAGCTAACTTTTTAGATGAAAAGAAAGAGATTGATAAAAATTGTTTAGATGAAGTTTGTGAAGGACAAGAAGAGGATGGTGGATTTACAAGATTAGACGTTGACTACTTATTACAAAACTTTCTAGCAAACATATTAGAAGAATTAAATAAAGCATATAAAAAACAAACAGCATTTAGTAACAAAGATGGTAGAGTTGCTGGATATAACCCCTCAACTCTCGTTACAACTATTATAGAAGGCGACCAAGTTCAAATGACTAGAGAATGGGACAGTAGTATAATTGATATTACTGTAAACCAATCAGATGGTGGCCATAAAATTAACATAAACCAAAGGGGTAGTGTAGTCCCAGAGATTCATACAAATGAAACAAGTTATAACAGCACTATTGATATTACTATACGCTAGTATATCCTATGCAGAAGATGTTCTAATATTCCATCAAAGTTATGGTAATACCCATAACAAATGGAAAAATAGATTAGAAGATTCTGGTCATACTGTAACCAATGTAACTTCACTTCCTAGTGATACAACTAGTTATGAAATCATCATTGATTTAAGATATACTATTGCATTAAGTTCTGCTGACCAAACAGCATATAACGCATTGATGGCAAGAGGTGGTACATTACTTTTAAATGGTGAAAATCCTGGCTTCAATACAAGAAATCAAACAATCGCAAGTTATATAACATCTACATTAGGTGGGGGTACTGTAACCTATTCTACATCTGTCTATGGGGGTAATGGTACACAATACAATGATATATTGTCTACTGCAAGTGGTACATGGACAACACCAGCAGCTGGTGTGATAACTGGTTTGGGTAGGGGTGAATGGATAATAAAAGATGCAAATGGAAGAATAACTGGTGCAGTATGGTATGGAGAAGATTTTGATGGGGGTAGTGGTGGTACTGAATATGAAGATGGTATGGTGATTGTGTTGACAGATATTAACTATGCATCTCATAGTACTTATTATACATCTAATAACCAAGCAATCATAAATATCTTTCGTACCAAAATGGTGAGTACATATTATTCAAACTCAGTTTCTATAAGTTCTAGTCAATCCACAACACGAACTGCAGCTCTAAATGCTGATAGGGAGAATGGTTGTAATGTCTGTATAACTCAGAGTGGTGCAGGCTTTACTGCGAATATAAGACAAGATGGTAATGCAAACTTTATCGTGGATAAAGATTGGTCAGGGCCTGCACTCATAACTGGAGATAATGTTACACTTACTGTAAGACAAGGTAATGTTACAACTTCAGGTAGTAGTGATGAGAATGGATTGGGGTTATATATAAATGGAGATAATATAAACTTAACTGTTCTTCAGGGCGACCATGCAAACGACCAAGGCGAACATAAAGCAGTTGTAGATTTAAATGGAAATAGTAATGTGGTTAACTTAGAACAATATGATGGTGGAACATTATCAAAACATTTTGCATTTATAGATGTAGATGCCCTATCCAATAATATAGATATATCACAAAGGGATAATAGTCAAAAAACTCTATTCCTAGACGTGAATAATAATAGTAATGATATAGACATATTACAGAAAGATACTGGAACGCATTATCTAGATGTTACTGTTGGAGGAACTGGAACACATGATATTGATATCATGCAACAAGGAAGTGGTAATCATGCAGCCAGAGTTTCACTATCTGGATATACTGTAGATTTTGACCTTAATCAACAAGGAAGTACTGCACAGTCATATGCAAATACATATAACTGTACCAACGCATTAGGTTGTACAGTAGCAGTTACTCAGGGGAACTAATGAAAAAATGGATTATATCATTACTCATAATCATTGCATTATGTAGTATCAGATTTTATGATGTATGGATACTAGATGTATTACTATTAAAAGCACTAGACTCACATCAAAGGCAACAACAGACTGAAATCGTAGATAACGTAGTTACGATTGAGATTAATAACGATACCTTATCAGAGTATGGTCAATGGCCATTTCCTAGAGGAGAGTTAGCAAATCATATCCATAGGTTATATGAGTCAGGTGCTGGATTAGTTATTCTTCCTATGTTATTTGCAGAACCAGATAGATTTGACCAAGACCCACAGTTCCAAGACATGTTGTTAAAGACCCCTACAATCATAGGACAAGTACCAGCACAGGTAACAGATGGTAATCCAGTTACTAGAGGAGTTGCCGCTGTCGGTGAATCATGGAAACCTTGGCTGTACAGATATTCTGCTGCTGTTGGCCCTCTTAAAGAATTTGCAGAAGCAGCTATCGGTGTAGGAATGTTAATCGTTGCACCAGAGAAAGATGGTGTGGTTCGTAGGACACCTCTCGCAGTACAAATAGACGACCAGATATACCCATCCATGTCTATGGAGATATTAAGAGTTGCAACTGGAGATGTAAGTTATCAAATCAAAACTGGAGTTGCTGGTGTAGAAGCATTACGAATACCAAAGTATAGTATTATCAAGACAGACCAGAATGGAAACATCTGGTTAGATTTCAAGTGGAGGACAGAAACCTATGCATTGCATGAGGAACTACCAAAACTAGATGGTAAGATTGTTATTCTTTCTCTTACTGCAGCTGGATTAGATGCACCAGTACCGACACCAGTTGGGGTTATTCAAAACCATGACTTAATTGCATCATCAATTGCAACCATGATGTCTGGTAGAAATATCACAAGACCGTATTGGACAGACCTAACAGAACTCGGTGGTTCATTTATACTTGCATTATTAATTACAATTGTAGTCTTGACATTAAGATGGTATTATGGTATGATATTATTACCAGTTTTTCTAGGTGGTTCTTACTACGGTAGTTTCTATTTATTTACAGAGTATAGTTATCTTGTAGATTGGAGTTGGCCTGCATTAACGGTATTTGTTGCGTGGTCAAGTTCTGCGTTCCTAAGATTTATGCAAGAATATAAATTACGTCAACAAATTAAGAAACAGTTTGAACATTATCTAGACCCAAGACAAGTTGCCATTCTACAGAAGAATCCAGAGAAACTAAAACTTGGTGGGGAAAGAAAAGAGATGTCATTCTTGTTTATGGATATAGTAGGGTTTACACCTATATCAGAACACTATAAGAATAATGATGACCCAGAGGGATTATGTGAAGTGATAAACGATTATCTGGATAGAATGACAAAGATAGTTCAGAACAATGGTGGTACAGTAGACAAGTATATGGGAGATTGTATCATGGCGTTTTGGAACGCACCTTTAGACTGTGAGAATCATGCACAGATGGCTGTCAAGACTTCTATAGAATGTGCAGATGAAACCGAGAAGATGAAAGCAGAGTTTAAGGAAAAAGGATTACCAGATATCAATATAGGTTCTGGAGTAAATACTGGTGAATGTATAGTTGGTAACATGGGTTCTACCACACGTTTCGATTATTCTGTTATTGGTGATGCAGTTAATTTAGCTGCAAGATTAGAGGCACAGACAAGGAACTATCCTAATTGTACTACATTATATTCACAGTATACTAAAGACTTAATTGATATACCTAGTGAAGAATTAGATAGGATTAAGGTTAAGGGTAAAGAAGAATTAATAACAATTTATCAACCAAAATAAAACCCTTGACAAACCCCTAAATATTTGTTACTATAGTATATAGATAAAAGAAAGAGGTTTACATGGACGCATATACGCATACAGTAATTGCTGCAATAACAGTATACTTTGCATGGAAAATTGGCAGAGTTGCAAATAAAAATAGTTTGGTTACACAGATAGCTGGAGATACACTTGACCGTCTTGAAAGAGAAGGTATGGTTAAATATATTATTAAAAATGGCGAAAAGATTTATCAGAGGGTTATTTGAATTATCGTAAAATTGGTTTATACACCACACTAATTAACAATCTTACATTTAAAGCATATAGTTATGTTTAAAATCATATTCTGGATTTTTATAGGATATATGATTTGTAGCACGAACTCTTGTAGCACAATCAAAGAAGTGTTTGTAGATTCTGGTGCAAAAGAAGCAATCATAGAAAAAATTGAAGACATTAAATAATGATAAAATATAAAAGGGAGATATATCAGTTTGAATTACAATAAACAAAATAACAATTACAAAAAACCTTCTCGTAAAAAGTTTACGAGAGAAGAAAGACCAAAACAAGGGTTAAAGGTAGAAGTTCGTGGTGATGATATTGCAAAAGCATTACGAATATTAAAGAAACGTATGCAGACTGAAGGTATCTTTAATGAGATGCGAGAGCGAACATCATTTCAAACTAGAAGTGAAAAGAAAAGACTTAAAAGAGCTGCTGGTAGAAGACGGTGGTTAAAAGATAGAGAAAAACAAATAGAAACTAGAGGTTACTAATGTCTGAATGGAAAGAGGGTTCAACAAAACGTCCTAAGAAACGTAAACCTATGACCGAAGAACAGAAGAAGGCAGCTGCAGAAAGACTTGCAAAAGCGAGAGAAGCAAAAGGCCCAATACAATATAAAAATGTATCCCCATCTGTTATCGCATTGCCTGACGACCATGTTCTTTCTTACAAAAAAGTAAAAGAGTGGATAAAACACAATAGAGAAAAAGCATCACCACTTCGTGGAGAGGTTAGAAGAAACGTCAAAGGTTCTATTGCTAAACTTGCAAGTATTGATGGATACATAAGACAGATGAAACACTATATCCAACATGGAGATTGGCCTAGTGATTATTACGGTAAAGATGAACAGATGAGGATAAAATGGAAAACGATAGCACCAAAGGAACAGTAATAAAAGGGCCATGGAAACAACAATCTAAGAAAAAGGTTAAAGTTCCAAAAGACCCAATGCAAACTCAACTGCAAGAAGATTTAATATTTGCAGAAGAATTAACTGAGCATCTTATGGTACAACTGATACACACAATGGGTGAGAATGGTTTTAGTTTAAAAGACCATAAGTTTATTCGTGATATTGGATTTATAAGTGAGTGTTGTAAAAGTATAATTTTTAGAGATATAGGGCTAACGCACCCACTCGAACCTATAGTAGAAAGACTTATGGAAAAGACAAAAGGTTCATTCATTCAGTTTACAAAAAAAGAATTATTTGAAATGTTGAGGGAAGATGATGGCAAAAAGAAAAAATAAATCACCATTTAAAGGAAGAAAAAAATTCAACAGAGCTGCAATGAATTCTGATATGGACGGTAAAGGAAATAAAGCAAGTCATGTTCAAGGTAGTTCAGCAAATACTGGTGAAGAACAACTAGAATTATCTTGGAAACAAACTTTTAGTCCAACAATATTAGAATCAAAAGTACCACAAAAGTTTCTTGATATCATTAATGGTATTGGTGATACAGTTCTAGCAGATGATGGTTTATCTAAGAAGTGGGATTTTTCAAATAGTCTTGTAGGTAAAGTATCCAAAGAGGTTGCGATACCAATGTATAACAAAGAAGATTCTCTATTTGCTCTATCAATGATAAGAAAGTATTGTCAAGAATATCTAAAACAGATGCAACAATGGAATAGGTCATATGAATGGAACAAAGCTTCTGGTGGTGTAACACCAAAAGAAGAAGATATTCATGTTGCCCAGAGTTGGATTGTGAGTCAATATAAAAATGAATACAACCCATGGCATAAACATAGTGGTCATTTTTCTGGTGTGATATATTTAAAAATACCAGATGGTATGGAGAACCATTTTGTAGAGGAAACGAAAGACCATTATCCAGCAAGTGGATTAATTGAGTTTTCATATGGAGAAGCTCAAGACATGAGAAGTGATACTCTTATGTGTAAACCAGAAGTAGGAATGATACTATTATTTCCTTCTTACTTAAAACATACTGTATACCCATTTTACTGTGACGGTGAAAGAAGGTCAATGAGTTTTAACGCCTATTGGAAAGCACCAAGTAAGGAAAACAAGTGATAATAATTGATATGAATCAAATCTCATTAGCAAGTTTAATGATGCATTTGAATATGACTAAACAAAAAACAGTTGATGAGGACATGGTAAGACATATGATTCTAAATTCAATTCGTTTGTATAGGAATATGTTTAAGGATAAGTATGGAGAAGTAATCCTAACTTATGACTCTAAACATTATTGGAGAAGAGATTTCTTTCCACAATACAAAATGAATCGTAAGAAAGCAAGAGAAAAAGATTCAAAGGATTGGGATAATATCTTTGGTGTGTTGAATAAGATTAAGGCAGAGTTTAAGGAATATCTACCACAAATACCTAGAGGTGTATGGTGCAGAGGCTGATGATATTATTGGTACACTATGTAAACAAGAAAGTGAATCAACTATGATTGTGTCTGGTGATAAAGATTTTATACAATTACACAAATACGAGAATGTACATCAATACAGTCCAATTCTAAAGAAGCCTGTAGACGGACATAATCCAGACACCTATATAAGAACACACATACTAAAAGGTGATACAAGTGATGGCGTACCCAATGTATTATCAGGCGATAACACCTTTGTAGAAGGATTACGTCAAAGACCTTTAGGAAAGAAAAAGATAGAGATTTGGTTGGAGTCTATGGACAGTATGCCAGATGAAACCAAAAGAAACTATCAGAGGAACGAGAAGTTAATCAACTTAGATAAAATACCACAAGAACTAGAAGAACAAATTTTATCTGAGATAGATGAAGCTCCTCATGGAGATAGAAGTAAACTACTTAATTATTTTATAGATAATAAACTAAAAGAATTAACTGAATCGATAGGAGATTTTTAAAATGAGTGGCACGTTATTATTTTCAGAGATACTTGACAAAGTACACAAAGCAAAAACAAAAACACAAAAGATAAACATACTAAGAGAACACAATTCAGAAGCTCTTCGTATGATAATCAAAGCATCTTTTGACCCAAAGATTGAATGGGCTGTACCAGAAGGTAGTGTTCCTTTTAAAAGGAATGAAGCACCAGCAGGAACAGAACATTCCGTTCTAGCATACGAGTCTAGAAAACTATGGCACTTTATTAAAGGTGCTGATAACGCAACTGTACAGTTTAAGAAAGAACAAATGTTTATACAGATGTTGGAAGGTTTACACGAAAGTGAAGCAGACGTACTTGTTGCAGCTAAAGATAAAAGATTGCATCAAGTATATAAAGGCCTTTCAGAACCAGTAGTAATAGAAGCATTTGGTTGGACTGAAAACTTTACAGTTCCAGAACCACCAGTTTATCCACAAGGAAGTCGGTCTGCGAGTGGTATAAGTGAATAGGAAAATAGATGCCTGAAATATTTTATGTAGCAATTATGATTATATGTTTTCATGGAGATTGCACAAGTTTTGAAAGCGCTCCATATTCTGAAGATTTGAATCAAGAACAATGTCAAAACATATTAAGATGGACATTCCAGACTCAAGCAGGGCCTTACTATGACGAAAGAATAGACTTTGAAAGAGATAAACCAGAAGACATAGAGATTAAGTATTCTGGTTGTGATAGGACTAAAAGAAACTCAAAGGACTCTAATGAGTGGAGAATTACTGAAGGTGTAAACCCAAAGTTATACACACCCTCAGACCCAGATGACACACGTTGGCTACAAGGTAATAGTCCATCAACTATGCCATTAGAAGACCCAAATAAGTGGGATTTAACAAAGTAAAATTTATTAAGATTTTATGAATATTCTGTTTACAGTATTTGTTTCTAATAAATACTACAGAATATTTTATTCTATAAAGGAGAAAACTAAATGAAATTATTCATAACACTTCTAGCAACATTATTTTTATTTACTGCTTGCAAAGAAAAACCAGCTGAAGCTGCTGACAGCAATTGGACTAAATCAGAGCATAACTATAACGTACAAAACGGTGATTACGGACTTGACATAAGAACTTATTATCGTTCTGATTATATGCATGTTGAACCTTCATACACTCTTGGAAAAAAGTGGTATGGAATGACTGCAGCTGTAAGAATAGCTGAAGAAGATGGTGCAAGAGAGTATCGTCCTAAATTAACTCATCAAATAATTAATTGGAGCCCAGGCGATACAACAAATGAAGATGGTACTATATCAAAATCTAATACAGAATTTTGGGTAGGACATAGAGTTGAGTTTAGAAATTATGAAAATGAATCAACTGACGACTATTGGCGTTATCGTATAATCGGTAAAGTTGCAATTGGTTTGGGTGATAAACTAAGTGTCTGGGGTCAAGTACAACCTCGTTGGACATTTGGTCAAGGACAAGAAGAAGACACTAAGATTGAAGATATTA